CAACTGACACCCCCGGCCCATTTCTCGCCTTGGTCGGCAAGGTGCTGCCCATGCAGGTGACGGGCGAGGACGGCGGCGCTCTGCAAATCACGATCAAGCAATTCCGTCTTGGCGACGATCAGCCTGCCAAATAACTGGCAGCCCAGGCGCTACCAGTTTCCACTCTGGAACGCTTTACAGAACGAAGGCAAAAAGCGCGCAATCGAGATCGCCCATCGCCGGTGGGGCAAGGACGATGTGATCCTGCACCATACGGCAATCGAGGCCCACAAGCGCGTCGCCACCTATTGGCATTGCCTGCCCGAATATGAGCAGGCCCGAAAGGCGATCTGGAACGCGGTCAACCCGCATACCGGCAAGCGAAGGATTGATGAGGCTTTCCCTCATGAATTGCGGGAGAGCAAGGATGAGCAGCAGATGTTCATCCGGTTCAAGAACGGCTCGACATGGCAGGTGATCGGTTCGGACCGCTATAACAGCCTGGTGGGTGCGGGCGTCGCGGGCGTGGTCTTTTCGGAATGGGCGCTCTGCAATCCGTCGTCATGGGGCTTCATCAGTCCGATGATGCGCGAGAATGATGGGTGGGCGGCCTTCATCACGACGCCGCGGGGCAGGAATCACGCGAAGGCCATGTATGACATGGCGAAGGCCGACCCAGAGAACTGGTTCGCGGAACTGAGTGCCATCACCAGCACTCACGCGCTGACCGACAAGCAGCAGGCCGAGGCGCTCAAGGAGTATATTGCCCTCTACGGCGAGGATATAGGCCGGGCGCAATTCGAGCAGGAATATTTCTGTTCCTTCAATGCCGCGATTTTGGGGGCCTTTTACGCCCGCGACATGACCGCGCTCCGGGCCGAGGGGCGGATCAAGGCATTCCTGCATGAGCCGGGAAGGCCCGTCCACCGCGCATGGGATATTGGCGTCAGGGACGACACGTCGATCTGGTGGTTTCAGGTCATTGGCGGGCGTCCGGTGATCCTCGATTGCTTCACCGCGTCGGGCGCGGGTGTCGAATATTACGCTGACGTGGTGGCAAAGCGCCGTCAGGAACATGGCTGGCAGGACGGCGCGGATTTTGTCCCTCACGACGCCAAAGTGACGGAGTGGGGAACGGGCCGGACCCGTGTCGAGACAATGCAGCGTCTCGGACTGCGGCCTCAGGTTGTGCCGATGGCCTCGAAGATGGACGGTATCCAGGCCGCGCGTCTGACGCTGTCCAAGGCGATCTTTCATGAGCGGTGCGAAGACCCCGGCATTTCCGCGCTGGAGCAATACCGGCGCGAATGGGACGATGACAAAAAGACGTTCAAGGCGAGCGAGGTTCACGACTGGACGTCTCACCTTGCCGATGCGTGGCGGTATCTCTCGCTGGCATGGCGTGATGTCCGCGAAATCGAGCCGCCGATGCCGCTTGTGATGCCGCAGGGGCAGCAACGCATTCCATTGCCGGCGGCTCCGATGCCTTCAACCGGCGCGAGGATCAGAGTATGACGCATGGCTGACGAAGACCCGCTCGACTCGTCCATGCCAGACGAAGAATACAGCGTCGAGAAAGCCCCTAAATCCGCGCGCGCTTGGCTGGCTGCTATCAAGGAAGCGCAGGCCGCATTCAAGGGCTATCAGGACCGTTGCGACGGCATCGACCGGCTTTATGCCGATCTGGACAAGCTAGCGAACAGCGCGCGCGATAGGCAATTCCAGATGTTCTGGGCCAATGTGCAGGTGCTTGGCCCGTCTGTCTATAGCAGGCCGCCTGTCCCTGTTGTTGTTCCGCGTTTCAGGGATCAGCGGGCCTTGCCGCGCCAGACATCGGAACTGCTGGAACGCGCGACGGCGGTCTCATTCGAGATTGGCGATGTGGATTCGGTGATGCGCCTCTTGCGCGATGACATGATCATCAATGCGCGCGGCGCGGCGTGGGTTCGCTATGAGACGAAGGCCGACAGCGACACGGAAACGGAGCGCGTCTGCTACGAGCATGTGGACCGTGGCGACTTCCTGCATCCGCCAGCTCGCAAATGGGCTGAGGTCGATTGGGTTGGCAAGCGTTCCTGGCTGACCAAGAAGGAAATGCGCAAGCGGTTCTCGAAAGAGTCCGGGGACGAATACAAGAAGGCCTCCTACACCAGGCGCAAGGATGATGACGGCGCGGACGATGGTAAGGAAAAGGCTGGCGTCTGGGAAATCTGGTGCAAGTCGCAGGACAAGGTGATCTGGGTTGCCGAGGGCTGCGAAAAGCTGCTGGACGATGACAAGCCGCACCTGAAATTGGAAGGCTTTTTCCCGTGCCCGCGCCCGGCCTATGGCACATTGCAGCGCCGGTCGCTGATCCCTGTCCCGGATATGGTCCAATACAAGGATCAGCTCGAAGAAATCAACGAACTGACGGCGCGCATTGCGGCTCTTTCGGAGGCGGTGAAGGTCCGGGGCTTCTATCCCGCAGGCGCGGGCGAGATTGGCGACGCTATCGAGGCCGCCATCAAGAGCGTGTCGGACAATGCGGTTCTGATCCCGGTTTCGTCATGGGCTGGCCTTGGCGGCGCAGCGCCGAAAGACACCATCGTCTGGCTACCGCTGGAAATGATCGCCACGGTCATCGCGCAGCTTGTGGAATTGCGCAAGCAGCTGATCGACGACGTGTATCAGATCACAGGCCTGTCCGACATCATGCGCGGTTCGACGGAGGCCAGTGAAACGCTGGGGGCGCAGCAGCTTAAGAGCCAATATGGCTCCATTCGTATCCGCGACAGGCAGGACGAATTGGTGCGCGTGGCGCGCGATCTGACGCGCATCGGCGCTGAAATCATGGCGGAGAACTTCGACAAGAAGACCTTGCTCGATATGACGCAGATGGATTTGCCGAGCGATGCCGATGTGGCAAAGCGCGCCAAAGCCATGACGGATCAGGCAAGGGATATTGAGCGCCAGATTGCCCAAGCGGCCAAAGACCCGGAAATCATGAAGCTGGCCCAGGCGAACCCTGATAAGGCCCAGCAGGCCATGCAGCAGGCGCGCCAGCAAGCGCAGCAGTTGATGCAGCAGGCCGAGCGAATGAAGGATGAGACTGTCACCATCGACAAGGCGATGGGCTTGCTCAAAGATCAGCGGCTCAGGCCGTTCATTCTCGATGTTGAGACGGATTCAACCATCGCCCCGGATGAGAACGCGCAGAAGCAGCGCGCGACCGAATATCTGACAGCTATGGGCGGGTTGCTGCAACAGGCGGTTCCCGCGATCCAGGCGCTGCCGCCGATTGCGCCGCTTGTGGCCGACACGATCAAGTTTGCGCAGTCGCAATTCCGCGTCGGCCGCCAGTTGGATCAATCGGTGGAGGAATTCACTGAGGTCATGAAGCAGATCGGCAAGCAGCCTCCGCCCGATCCGAACCATGCGAACAAGGCGGCTGACGAGGCGGGCGCGCAGGCTGCGCAACAAAAGGCGCAGATGGACGCGCAGGCCCATCAAGCCGACATGCAGTCGAAGCAGATCGACGGCCAGATCAGGATTCAGGAGGCCCAGCAGAAGGCGCAAGCGGAACAGCAGCGGTTGCAGGCCGATCTTGTGAACAAGCAGGCAGAGGGTGAACGCGCCGCGTCGGAAGCGGCTATTCGAGCGCAAGGGATGCAAGCGGATCAGGCCGCGAGCGCTCAGAAACATGCGCAGGCGATGGAGTTGGGCGCGTTGCAGATCGAAAAGCTGCGCCTGGAAATCGACGGCGTGAAGGTCAAAACTGACGCGACGATAGCAAGCACGAACGCCAGCATTGACGCCAAGCAGCGCCAGACGGACGCGGGGATTGCGGCGACGGCGGCGAAGACAGAGGCTCGGGAGCGGGTCGATGCCGGGTGAAGCGGAACTTCGGTCTTATGATCCGACATGGCGAGATCGCATTGCGCAAGCGCTGCTCGGGCAGGGCAGGCCTTCACCGGATCGTCGCGCCATGGTCAGCGGGCTTCTCGGCTCCGCAGGCCTTGGCTCGACAGGCATGGGTGTTGCTGATCTGACCCCGCTGGGGGTTCCATTCGCTGCACAAGAGGCAAAGCGCGACTATCAGGCTGGCGATTATGTTGGGGCGACCATCAACGCGATGGGGGTGATCCCGGCCGTCAAATTGCCTTCGCTTGCCGCGAAGACCGCCACATCTGACGCGATAAGAGCGCTTGAAAAGTATAGGCCGCACGACGCGCGTCTACCTTATTTTCGTGACCCATCGATGTATGACGCGGACGCGCAGCGAATTGCAGATGCGGCCGTCAAGAACTACGGGATGACCGCAGACGAAGCTGCGAAATGGGGCGCGGAAAACGTAGCGAAGACGCGGCAGGTGTATGAAGCAGGCATTCCCAATCTCATCGCCGCATCACAATTGGCAGACGCCGCTAAGGAGAAAGGCGTGAGGCCCATAATAGACTGGGCGTCAGAAGGTAGCGCCTATGTCAACTTTGTAGAACCAAATCTTCTCAAGAGCGGCAAGGTAAGCAAGCGCGCTCCAGAAAAGTATGTCGAAATAGGCGACAGGAGTTTTGCTGACAGGCAAGACATGAAGGTGCGCTTTGCGGACCACGCTCCTTATTATCCAGCAACGGTTTCCATAGACCCGGTGTCTGGCAACACAGCCGCTGACGCGCTTGCGCTCCTCGATTGGGTGAGAGGTGGCAAAGTTGGCCCTCATCCGCAGATCATGGGCGCTCGCATCAATCCCGGCTCGGATAGCATTGGCAAGCAGACGGGAGCGAAGAGCTTCTACGCGGGCTTAGGCGCGATACCAGCCATGGGCGCGCTTTATGGCATCGGACCTGAGATCGCCCCGGAAGGTTTCGATCAATGAGCTATCGCAAGAACTACAACCTCATCGATTGGTCGAAGCCTATCACGGTGGCGGTGCGGGAGCCTGCCCCGGATCGGCGCGGGTCTGTCGCCTGCCCGACGATCATCGGCGATACGATGGAGCCGACGCAATCCATGCTCGATGGCAAGGTCTACACCAGCAAGAGCCGGTTGCGCGCGACATACAAGGCGGCAGGCGTTGTCGAAGTCGGCAACGATCCGCAGCGGTTCAAGCCGCGCGAAAGGCCCAAGATCGATCGGGCAGAAGTGAAGAAATCCCTGGAACGGGCAACAGCCCGGTTCAATCGCGGCGAGCGCGCCGCCTAGCATTCCCTCAGACGGAGCAATTTTATGTCCGATATTGACGGAGGCGCAGCCGCGCCCGCCGAAGGCACTGTCGCGCCTGTTGCAGAGGCTCCCGTTTCGCCGCCGAACCCTATCAGCACGGAGCGCGAGCCGGTCGCACCGGAGGTGAAGACCGAAAAGCCCGCTGACAAGCCCAAGCCCGTAGAATCCACACCACGAGAAGCTATCGAGCGCGCCAAGGCGAAAGTCGAAAGCCGGGATCGCGCCGACAGCCAGGAGCGCAAGGAAGGGAAGTTCGCGGGCAAGGAGCCTGCCAAGCCCGTCGAGGACGCCTCGCCCGCTGCCAAGCCAGTAGAGAAGGCCCAGGATGCGCCGAAAGCGCCTGCCGCTCCCGAGCCTGCTCAGAAGCCCGCTTCACAGCCCTATGAGCCTCCCGCGCGCTTCTCATCCGACGCCAAGGCCGCATGGGAAACTGCTCCGGAACCGGTGAAGGCCGAAGTCCACCGCGCCATCCGCGAACTGGAAGAAGGCCACAAGAAGTTCCGGGCCGACGCAGAGGCCTTTCACGCCGTCCGTGAATTCGACGATATGGCGAAGCGCGGCGGGACCGACCTGAAAACGGCTCTCACGCGCTATACTGGCCTTGAAAATCTGCTTCGCCAGAATCCGCTTGAAGGGCTGAAGCAGGTCGTTTCCAATCTCAATCTGAAGTTGGCCGACGGTCGCGTTCTGACCCTCGACGATGTGGCCGCTCATATCTCCGGTCAGTCGCCGGAGGACCGTGCATCCTCCCATGCGTCAGAAGTGGCTATCCTCAAACAGGAAATCGCCGCCCTGAAAGATCAGGTAGGCGGCGTCACCAAGACATTCGAAGGCCAGCGCGAGCAGGCCACCATCGCCCAGATTCACGACTTCGCCAAGGACAAGCCCCGCTTCGACGAATTAGCCGAAGACATCGCCTTTTTCATCACATCCGGCAAGGCCAAGGATTTGGCCGAAGCCTATGCCTTTGCAGAGCGCCTGAACCCCGCGTCGCAACAGGCTGCACCCAATCCAGCGCCGGTCATCCCGGCTGCTGCACCCGATCCCCAGGCTCATACCCACAAGGGATCGAAATCCATCACAGGCGCGCCCGCGTCCGGCTCAGACCCGGAACCCCGGCAAGCCTCATCGTCCGTCCGGGAAGCCATCAAGCGCGCCATGAGCGCCGCTGGCTGACCATCTCATAGGAGTGGCCTACAATGGCCCTGACCAACGTCGAGAAAAATCAGGAAATCCTGTCGCTCGCGCTCGAAGACCGCGCGAGTGGGTATCAAGACCTCGTGTCCAATTCCAATGCGCTTCTGAACGTTCTCAAGCGCAAGGGCAAGTTCAAGACCTATTCCGGTCCGCGCATCCGTGAGCGTCTGCTCTACAACAAGACGGGTTCGACGGTCTGGTATAACGGGTATGACTTCCTCAACCCCGTGCCGGCTGAACTGTTCAACGACGCCGAATTCACACCGAAGATGGTCGCCGTCGCGGTTGTCCTGACCAACGAGGAAATCCTTAACAACCAGGGCACCAACCAGCTTATGGACGTGATGGAATCCCACATCAACGCCGCAGAACGCGAGTTGATGGATGAGGTGGACATCTCGCTCCATGGCAACGGAACCCGCTTCGGCGGCAAGGAACTCGGCGGCTTGCAGCTTGCCGTGCCCACCGTGGTCAATGCAGGCACCTACGGCGGCATTTCCCGTGTGGACAATGCCATCTGGCGCACCAGTGCGTTCGATGCCAACTCTGCTTTCCCGTCCATCGGAACGCAGGTGACTTCGACCACGATCCGCCCGATGCTGAACAGCATCATGACGCAGCGTTCGCGTGGACGCAGCGCCGCCGATCTCATCCTGATGTCGCCTGAGCATTACGCGGCCTACGATGCGGCCACGACTGCCATCCAGCGCATCAACGATGAATCGAGCCTTGGCAAGCTGGGCTTCCAGTCGCTGAAATATTTCGGCGCGGGTCGCTCTGCTGAAATCGTGCAGGAAGGCGGTATCGGTTCGAACATGCCCGCCAACACGACCTACGGCCTCGACACCGACAACCTGTGGCTCCGGTATCACCCGGAACGCAACTTCGACAAGATCGGCCGCTCGATGATGCCGATCAACCAGGACGCCGTTGTCCAGTATATCGGCTTCATGGGCGAACTGACGATGACCAATCCGCTGTTCCAGTGGAGGCTCTACGACTCCAACCCGTCGGCCTAAGGAGGGCGATTGAATATGGCTTACGTTTTTCATACGCCGCACCTTGGGATGCAGCCCATCGCCGCGACGCTTCCCGCGTCTTCGGCGGCGGGCCTCTCGACGCCCGGTCCGTGGCTCGGTGATATTCACCGGGCGCAAGACCCCGTCTACGGCAATGGCGAATTCATCTATTTGCAGGGTGTCGCCAACACGGCGCTCGGCTCCTGGGTGGTCTACAATGCCGACGACTTTTCGACGGTGCTTCTGGGCGCTGACATGATCGGCCCGGTTGCCGTCGCCATGTCCGCGAATGTCGCCGGCCAGTATGGCTGGTATCAGATTCAGGGCAAGGCCATCGGCAAGGTTCTGTCGGGTTTCGTTGACAACGCCAACGTCTATGCGACCGCCACGGCGGGCAGTGTGGACGACGCTGTTGTCGCCGGTGATCGCGTCAAGAACGCCAAGGGCGCTTCCGCGATCGGAACGCCTTCGGCAGGTCTGGCCGAATTTGAAATCCAGCGTCCGTTCGTTGACGACGCGCTGGCGGCTTGATCCGGCAAAATGGAATGAAGGGGCGGTCTTCGGGCCGCCCTTTTTCTTTGCACCCTCTCAGACAGGATTGAGCCGATGGCTTCCAATGACAATCTGATCGTCCCGACTTTCCGCCTTGATGTTTACGCCGATGAGGCCGCTTCCAAGGAGGCCGGCCGCCCGATCTTCAAGGAGCGCGAGATTGTCGAAATCCGCTTCGCCGCCAATCGGCAGACCGTCGCGGCCTTTCCGGCCCATGACCATGAACCGAATGCGACCCGCGAGGCCATTGCGCGCGGCGAGGGGCCGGTGACCTATGCGCAGCTTTACGCGGAGCAATACCGTCGCTTCAAGAGCCAGCAGGAACAGACCGTTTCCGGGACGCCGCTGAGCGAGGCCCCGTTCCTGACGGAGGCGAAGCGCAAGGAATTGCGCGCTCTCAATATCCACACGGTCGAATCGCTTTCGATGCTGGACGGAACGCCGCTGAAACAGATCGGCCCCGGCGGGCGCGATCTCAAGAACCAGGCATCGGCCTATCTGGCGAAGGCTGCCGATACGGCGGACGTGACGGCAATGGCATCACAGATCGCGGAGCAAAGCCGCCAGATCAAAGACCTTCAGGCCATGCTTCTGGCGCAGAACGAAGCGGCGGCCAAGGGGTCCAGCGACGTCCAGATTGATCCGAGTCCGAAGGATGACGACGACAACACTAAGCTGCTGGAAGATTGCACCGATCAGGAACTCAAGGACTATATCAAGTCGGAAACGGGCAAGGCTCCGGCGGGCAATCCTTCACGTGAAACGCTTCTGAACCGTGCGAAGGAAGTCTTCGCCTCCACGGGGCAGGGCAGCAAGTGACGATCCTTTCCGCGATCAAGAGCGTATCGCTCCGCACCATTGGCCGGCCGCCGTCGCAGGTGACGGCCGTCTTTGCCTCTGCGGATCGGCTGATGCTTGAACTCGCGGATTTGGCGAATGAGACGGCGCAGGCTATTGCGAAGGAATACGATTGGCGTCGGCTGCTGACGCTGCAAAGCGTGGCGGGCGATGGCGTCGAAACCAGTTTCGCATTGCCTGCCGACTATGATCGGATGCCCGCGACGGGGCGCGTCATGTCATCGCGTTTCGGGGCGGGATTGGCTCCGGCGCGCGATCTGGACCAATGGCTCGATTTCGGCCTTCGGCCTTTCGTGGGGGTGACAGGCCGATGGATCATTCTTGGCGGGCGTTTTCAGGTCATCCCCGCTTTGGCGGATGGCGAGACGGCGCAGTTCTATTACGTCTCCAACAAGATCGTCATCGACAATGCAAACGTCACGAAATCAGCCTTCACAGCAGATGGGGATTCGTTCCTGCTGCCCGAAAGGCTATTGGTGCTTGGCCTGATCTGGCAGTGGCGTTCCCAGAAGCGCCTCGAATATGCAGAAGACATGAGCAACTATCAAATCGCGCTCGCGCAAGAGATCAAGGCCGACAAGGGATCCCGGATGCTCTACGTCGGTCAGCCTCGCATATCGGATGATTTTGACGTCGCCCATCCGCCGGTGATCGTCTGATGCGTCGCCCTGCCGTCAAGAACAAGCCTCGCGCATCAAAGGTCAAGTTCTTTCCTGCGCCCACTGACGGTTGGATAGCGAACGAAAACCTCGCCTCCCTACCGAGTAAATTGAAAGGCGCGGCGATCCTTGAGAATTGGTTCCCGGACACGACCGGCGTCCGCCTTCGCAAGGGACGGAAACTTCACGCGACGATTATTGATGCGGGAACGCCGCGAACGGTGAAGTCGATGTTCACTTACCTGAACGGTGATGTCGCTTATCTTTTTGCGGCAACCGATGGCGCGATTTTCAATGTGTCAACCGGAGGCACCCCGGCCCCGACGAAAACAGGGGCGGTGGGAGGCGATTGGTCCACTGCGCTCATGGCGACCAGCGGCGGTGTATATCTCCGCCTGGTAAACGGCATCGACACCCCGCTCGTCTTTGACCAGACCAGCGGCTGGACTACCAGCCCTTCTATCACAGGGTCAGGCCTCGATTCGGCGAAGCTAAACTATGTCTGGAAGTTCAAGAACCGCCTCTTTTTCGTTGAGAAGGACTCGCTGACGGCATGGTATCTCCCGGTTGATTCTATCGGGGGCGCAGCGACTAAGCTGCCGTTGCAGGGCGTATTCCCGCGCGGAGGTAGACTGCTTTTCGGCGGGATGATCTCGCTTGATGAAAGCGGCGGACTTAACGCAATGTGCGTATTCGTCTCGTCAGAAGGTGACGTTGCGGTCTATCAGGGAACAGACCCGTCTGTAGCGGCGAACTGGTCTTTGGTGGGTGTCTATCGGATCGGTCGCCCGCTCGGCAAGGACGCATGGGTTCAGGCAGGCGGTGATATCGTCATTGCGACTGATAATGGCATGGTTCCCCTTTCGGCAGCGATTCGGCTTGACTACACGGCGCTTGCGCCGAAAGCGGTATCCTTCAAGATTGAAGATGCGTGGAAGAGGTATGTCCGCGAGCGAAGCGGGTCTTGGTCAGCTCTGATGTGGCCTGCGGCTGGCATGATGATCGTCATGTTCCCGTATCAGACGGGGGTTCAAGCAGAAATGCTGGCCGCCAATGCACGCACAGGGGCATGGTGTAAGCATACAGGCATTGCGCCACTTTGTGGAGCGGTCTTCCGTGATCGTTGCTTTATCGCAAGCTGGAACGGTGAGATATTTGAATTGGAGCGGACCGGCCAGGACAATGGCGTCGCCTTCACGGCGACGATGGCACCCCTCTTTTCGGACTTCGCTGATCCGGCCTCCTTGAAGACGACCAAACTTGTGCGTGGGACGTTCCGCGCTAGCGACGGCGTGAACGAGGCTGTCACGATTCTGACCGAGTTCGATGAGGAAGCGCTTCCCGCGCCGCCTGAAGCCGTTGACAGCCCGAAATCCGATATTTGGGGTGTCGGGCGTTGGGGCGCGGCAGTGTGGGGCGCGCGATATCCTCAGGTGACCGTCGCGGAGTGGCGATCTGCGGGCGGGGCAGGGTATAGGCTATCGCCGGCTTTTCAGGTGACGGTTGATAGCGTTTCCCCGCCCGACATCCTGATGATTTCTGCGGAGGTGACGTATGAGGCCGGAGATATCGTGTCGTGATCGTCACTGACAATCGAGTTGCGCGCTATGTCAGCCAGAAGATTGGCCGGGGCCTTTGCCCGCCATTCACGTGCATGGGGATTGAAAAGGATGGTGAGATTGTCTGTGGGGCGATCTTCAACAATTTCACGGGCTACGATATGGAATTGACCATCGCATCGGAGCGCGGCGCGATCACGCGGGCGTTTTTGGTTGCGATGGGCAAGTATGTCCGCGACACAAACAGATGCGGGCGCGTCAGTATCACTACGGAGCAGCCCTTGGTGGCGGCAATGGCGAAGCGCCTCGGCGGCAAGGTCGAAGGCGTGAAGCGAAACTTTTTCGGCCCCGGTCGAGACGCGACGATCCTGGGCATCATCAAAAGCGAGTGGCGGTTTCCCGCCTAGACTTTCAAGCGGCATAGTCTCTGCGGCTCAAACCCGCGCGGCGCGCCCCTTCATGGGACAGCACCCGAATGAACACCCCTGAACCCCCGAAAGCCCCTGACCCGAAAGAGACGGCGGCGGCACAGTCGGGCATGAACCGCGATACTGCGCAGACGCAGCAGTTGACCAACATGATTGACCAGATCACGCCGGAAGGCTCGATCAAATACGGCCAGACAGGGACAAATAGCTTCATCGACTCGACGGGCAATCGCGTCGAAATCCCGATGTTCACGGCGACACAGGAGTATTCGCCGGAAAACCAGAAGCTCTTCGATCTCAGCAAATCGACGCAACTCAATATCGGCCAGATCGGCAATGATCAGTCGCGCCGGATCGGTGAACTGCTTTCGAGTCCTATCGATCTCAGCAACGAGGCGGTTGAAGGCCGCCTGTTCGATCTGGGCCGCAGGCGGCTTGATCCCGTTTTCGCGCAGCGTGACAATGATCTTCGCACAAAACTGACAAATCAAGGCATCCGTGAGGGGTCGGCGGCCTGGGATAGCGCATTCACGCGCGAGAACGAGGCATCGAATGATGCGTACAACCAGCTCGCCCTGACGGGAAGGGCGCAGTCGGTCCAGGAAATTCTGGCCGGACGCAATCAGCCGATTAACGAAATCTCTGCGCTGTTGTCGGGGTCGCAGGTTAGTCAGCCAAATTTTGTGAGCGCGCCGCAAACACAAGTCGCGGGAGTGAATTACGGGCAGATGGTCAGCGACAAATACAACGCTGATATGCAGGCCTACAATTCGCAGGTTAGCAGCCAGAACGCGATGATGGGTGGCCTTTTCGGACTCGCTTCGGCTCCGTTCCAGATGTTCAAGTTTTCGGATCGTCGGTTGAAGCGCGACGTCAGGCGCGTCGGTTCTCTTGAGAGCGGGTTGCCGGTCTACACCTATCGCATCGGGAATGGCGCAATCGAAATGGGCGTGATGGCGGATGAGGCTGAACGTTTTGTGCCTGATGCTGTTGCCACGCATGAGAGCGGCCTCAAGATGGTCGATTACGGGAGGGTTGCCTGATGGCTGACCTCATGCCCGCATTCGTCTGGGGTAATGGCGGGCGCGCCATGTCCTATGAAGAGTTGGAGCAGGAGCGCAAGGTCGCGGCGGCCATGCAGGCCAAAGGGATCGATACGTCGCCGGTCCAGCATTGGACACAAGGCATGGCGCGCGTTGCACAGGCGCTGGCAGGGTCAATCCGCGCCGGGCAGGCAGATGCGGCTGCAGAAGATGCCGCACAATGGGAGCGCGGCCAGCTTGAAAGCCTTGGCATGGGTGGCGCACCCGCACAGGCCGCGACGGCTGAAGCGCCCGCGCCAGCGGCGGTCCCCGCCAGTGTCGGCGGCGCGCCGGTTCAGCCTGTCGGCATCAGCGGCGGGCGTTCGGCCTTTATCGACACGCTGATGCCTCATGCCATGAAGGTGTCGCAGGAAACCGGCATTGATCCGCGCATTATCATTGCGCAAGGTGCGTTGGAAAGCGCTTGGGGTAAGAGCGCGCCCGGCAACAATTTCTTTGGCATCAAAAGCCACGGGCAGTCTGGCGGCAACACGCTGGCAACGACAGAGGTTGTCAACGGCAGGCCTGTCCGCGTGAATGACAGCTTCCGGGCTTATCCTGATGCCGGAGCGAGCGTTGCCGACTATGGCAATTTCCTCAAGACCAACCGGCGCTATCAGCCAATGCTGGCGGCCAAGGGGCTTGATGCGCAGATCGCGGCGCTCGGGGCGTCGGGCTATGCGACCGATCCGAACTATGCGAGCAAGATCAAATCCATTGCGCTGAGCATCCCGAATGTCGGCGATCTACCTGCGGCGGGCGCAAGTGAGATTGGTGGACAGGTCAACCAGGACGGGTTCTTCATCCCGCCCGGCGGATCGCCTCAACCGGCCTCGCCCTATGGCGCGCTGCCGCCCTCGATTGTCACGGGCCGCCCGACTGTCCCGGTTGCCGAGAATGAGGCCGATGTTGCGCGTCTTGAAGCGCAGCAGCCCGGCGCGAACTCGCCCTTCCTGTCGCCTGACATGGCAATGCCCGGCCCGGCCCCGTTGGGCAATATCCCGATGATGGCGGGAGCATCGGCTATTCCGGGGCAGGGGTTCACACCGCCGCAAGCGCCGCCGATGGCCGATGTCCCGGCGCGCGGTGCGGTGCAAGCATCCGGCAACCTGCCTCTTAACCCGCCCATGCCCGTTCCTCGCCCGGCGCAGACCACGCCTGCCGCCGCGCCAACGGTTGCGGCCCCTGTGGCGGCGAAGGCGAATCCATTCCTCTCGGTCGATTCCTCCGCTACGTCGAATGACGGTGGGGCCATGGCCTTCACGCTGGCGGATGCGGCGGCCCGGCGCGGCGAAAGCGTTCCCGGCTCCGTCCAGACGGTCGCACAGGCGTTTTCAAACCGGCCGACTGCTGCTGGCGCGCCGGATGCGGCGCGGACGGCTTCTGCGCCCTCGCAAGGCGTTCAGGCCGTCGCGCAGGCCGTGCAGGCCCAAGGCCCGAATGGATGGCTGGCGCTCGCCACAGATCGGCGCACGTCGCCTGCGGTGCGGTCGCTGGCGGCGACGATGCTGGCGAAGCAGATGGAGGGTCAGAAACTTTCGCAGGTTGACCTTGGGAACAGCGTCGGCTTTGTGGACAGCAAGGGCAATGTTGTCCGCACGATTGCGAAGGAAAAGGATCTAGCCCCGGTCACCGTTGCGCCCGGCGGCGCACTCGTTGACCCCAAGACGGGCAGGCAAATCTTTTCGTCCGCGCCGAAACCGGAGGTGCCTACCGTCCGCCAGATCAAGCAGCCCGACGGATCGGAAGTCGCAGTGCAGTACGATCCCGCTACGCAGACATGGGTGCCTCTCAAGGCCCCGCAAGGCGGCAATGCCGTTACGGGCAATCCGTCGAACCCATATGCACTGCCCGGCAAGCCGACAGAAGTTCAGTCGAATGCGACGGGCTTTGCGAACCGGATGGTTGAGGCCCATAACACGATCACGCAACTTGAACGGATCGGGACGGACAAATGGGAAGCTACGAAAGGTTCGCTCCCCGTCATTGGCAACTGGGCATCCAGCGCTGACAAGCAAAAGTTCGAGCAAGCCAAGCGCAATTATTTGACGGCGATCCTGCGCAAGGAGTCGGGCGCGGCGATCAGCCCGAGTGAATTTGAGACAGCGGAAAAGCAATATTTCCCAGTCGTGGGTGATACGGCGGCAGTGATCGAGCAAAAGCGCCACGCGCGCGAAACGGCGATCCGGGGCATCATGGCGGCGGCCGGAAACGGCTACAAAGTGCCTGAGACGTTCAAGCCCGGCGCGAAGCCTGACACCGTTGACACGTCGAAGCCCGGCAACTTCCGCTTCAATCCGGCCACGGGCAAGATGGAGCCTATGTAATGGCTGACATCAAAATCCAAGGGCCGGACGGGTCGTCTTTCGCCTTTCCGGTTGGGACGCCGGCCGATGTGATTGAAGGCGCGATGCGCTCGCATTACGCCAACTACAAAGGCGGTGCGCAGCCAAAAGAACCCGATGCCCGCGATAGCGTCATGGGCAAGGTGGACACGTTCGTTCGCGGCGCGGCGGATACATTGTCGTTCGGCTTGGCCGATGAGTTTGCCGCAGGCATGGACGCCTTGACCAATCCGGTCTTGGGGCGCGGTGAAAACGGTGGGTCCGTTTCGGAGCGATACGCGAAAAACCTTGAAGCGCAGCGCGCCACGGACAAGGCCGACGCGGAAAACCGATTTGGCTATCGTCTTGCGGGGCAGGTCAGCGGCGGTGTGACAGGCGGCGTTGGGCTGGCGAAGAACGGGCTGTCCTTGGCGGCCAACACAGCGAAGGCGGGGGGCAGCCTGGGCAAGGTAGCCTTCATGTCGGCCGCAGATGGCGGCATCCTTGGAGCTGCGCAAGGTTTTGGCAGCGGGGAGGGTGGCGGATATGAACGCGGGAAGAGTGCCGCGATGTCTGGGCTGCTGGGTTTTGGCCTTGGGGGCGCTGCCCCGCTTGCCACCACTGCAATCTCGACTCTTGCCCGCCCGCTTACGGCGCCGATCCTTGCGCGGCTGCGCCCGGCAGAATTTGCCAATGATGCAGTCGCCACGGCGCTGCGTCGCTCCGGCCAGTCTGCCGATGATGTGGTCAATGCCTTGCGGGCTGCTGAACAGGACGGGCAGGGCGTCTACACTGTCGCCGACGCCATGGGCAACGCCGGACAGCGTATGCTATCGACGGTCGCCCGCAATCCGTCTGACGCCCGACAGCCGCTCGTTGATGCGTTAATGCAGCGGCAGGCGGGGCAGGGGCGGCGCGTGTCCGGGGCCTTGTCAGAAGCGTTTGACGCCGGTCAAACTGCCGCACAGACGGAGGCGGCCCTTACGCAGGCGCGCCGGTCTGCCGCGACCGTCAATTATGGCGCGGCGCGGGAGGCCGCAGGCGCGGTGGACGTTTCGCAGGCCATCACGCAACTTGACGATATTGTCCGCCCCGGTGTGACGAAAATGATCGGCGCGGGCGCGGCCGACAACAGCGTCTATGGCAAACTCTCGACGATGCGATCCTTGCTCGGCAGGGGCAATTCTCAAGTATCGGATTTCGACCGCGCATTGATGGCGAAGATCGAAATGGACGCTGTAATCGAGAGCGGAGGGCCTGCAGCTGCACTGTTGCGCCCGGCGCGCAATTCGCTGGATGATGCCCTTTCGGCGGCGTCTGCCCCATACGCCGCAGCCCGCGATGCCTATCGCCAAGGGTCCAAGTCTATCGAGGCGGTCGGGGCTGGGCGGGTGGCCGCCACGCGGGGTCGGATCGAAGATACGATCCCGGCCTTTCAAGCAATGTCCCCCGCTGAGAAGCAAGCCTTTCGATCTGGATATGCTGACCCGCTGATTGCCAAGGTCCAAGGCTCCGCGACCGGCGTCAACAAGGCGCGCGAACTTCTGAACGATGCCACGGCGGCAGAATTCCCCGCCTTTGCCGTGCCGGGGCAGGCGGATCGTCTTGGCTCCCGGCTGGCGCGCGAGCAGCGCATGTTTGAAACGACATCACAGGCGCTTGGCGGCTCTCGCACGGCGGACAATCTGGCCGATGCTGCGGACGCAGCGAAGTTTGACCCCGGCGTATTTTCGGCTCTTGGGCGCGGGGAATGGATCAACGCCTTGTCGAAGGCCATTGCCAAAATGTCCGACGCCAAGGACGGCATGTCGAAGCCGGTGATTGAACGTTTGGCGAAGGTCTTGATGGAGCGCGATCCTCAACTCGCGCGTCAGGCGCTCTCTGCGGCGGCGGACAACAAGGCTGGATCGGATGCGCGCCGAGCGGTTTTGAACGCAATCCTGACGACAATGGGGTCAGCGGGATCGGGGCGGCTTGCCGCGCCATGATTCAGGGACTTTGTTCCCTGTAATGTCGATGGCCCAGCAGGCAAGACAAATCCCTGTGCCAAGGCCGAGCATAATCCCTTCCCACTGGAAGGGCAGATAGGTCCAATACCCTGCCCACATCAAGGCAACGACAACCCATCCGATGGCCCAGGTCCAATCCCGCTTCCCTTCGTTCGGGTTGTGCTCGATCAGCGGCGGCTCACGGTTCATCAAAAAACGGCTTTCCCTGTCCGCCGGCAAAATCATAACCCGTCACAAGGTGCCTGACCCATGTCAGAAGTTCAAGATCGTCAATCCCTTCGCCCCGGTCAGGATCATCCCGCAGCTTCTGGTATGCCTGATCCAGCCGCGCCAAAAACCTGGTCGCAAGTGTTTCGTCGTAGTCACGCATTGTTTGAACAATGCAGGCGGCAAGGACGGCCACCCCCGACTTTAGCTGAGATAGATCAGTGGATGCAGCAGCCATGGTAGCCCCCTCCCGGTAGGCCAGCCTATCCGCCCCCGCTCGCAAGAGTCCAGCCGCCTCCGGGCGGCTTTTTCTTTGAAAGGAAGCCCAGATGCCCCGTGACGGAAGCGGAAATTACACACTCCCGCCGATCTATGTCGCCATTGATGGCGATCCCATTGAGCCGGTTCAGCACAACCAGCCTCTTGAGGACATTGCGGCGGCGTTGACGGCCTCGCTACCCCGCAACGGGACCGCAAGCATGGCTGGGGCGCTGAATATGGGGTCACAGGCGATCACAAACGCGGGCATCGTTGGAGCGGCTGGGCTGACTATTGGCCCGGCGACCTTTTCCTCTGCTCCTATGATGGTGAAGGTTGTTTTGGGGACGGCGGCGGCGTTCGACAATTCCGTTGCGGGTGGCTCTGGCGATTGCCTTTCCAGCAACCGGGCCACGTCTGATGGCAATTTCTACACGCTCTACAAAGGCGGGGCGCAGGTCGGTTCAATCTCAGTTTCGTCAGGCGTGACAGCCTACAACACAACTTCCGACGAACGGCTTAAGGAAGATTTTGAGAACATCGTTGGCGCTGGCGAGATCATTGACACGTTGGAGCCGCTGACATTCCGATTCAAGGCCTTCCCCGACGCCCCGCGCGCCTACGGCTTCAAGGCGCAGGCCGTCCATGTGTCTTTCCCGTTTGCAGCAACGCCCGGCTATGGCGAGCCGGAAGATAACGATTTTCGCCCTTGGCAGATGGACCACACGAAGCTGATCCCCCTGCTTGTTGCAGAAATCAAAAGCCTCCGTGCACGCGTCCATGCGCTGGAATCGGCCTGACGCGCGATGCTAACCATTTTGGAGATTTGATATGGCGTTGACGAAGGCTGAGCGACTAACCAGGCTTGGGATGCCGTCGCCTTTGGCTCTGGAGGTTGAGACGCAATCGCGTGAGACCGGAGCCGATTTAGCCAATTCAAGCGACCCATTGTTGGGCGCGGCTCTCATCGGATACAATGGCAATACGGTCGCGGCATCGCTTGGCCCGATCGCGCTTGCAGCCTCCGGCCTCAATCTCTCGCCGAACACCACGCCAGATCGCCGCGCAACCTACACCGACATCTGGAACTACGTTTCGGGCCGCCCTTATCTCGGGGCCTGGTTCAAACGCCTGCGTACAACTTCGCCGGTCGGCGTCGATGTGGCGAAGGTGATCCTTCAAGGTGACAGCATCATTGCGACAGGCCCGGCGGGCTTTGTGCCGGACGTGCTGCTCAAGCGGATCGCGCGGGCGCGGGGATTTGCTCTCACGACCGTCAATGACGGCCATTCCGGCAAGACGACACAGGACTGGCTTTCTACCTATTTGAGCGCCATCGTGGCCGCCCATGCCAGCGGCAACCGGCCTCACCTGACGATCATCAACTATGGCATGAACGACCCCGACTTCAACGAAACCGGGCAGACGATCACGCCTGCGCAGACCGCAGAGAACTATCGCACAGGCATTCGCGCGCTGCGCACAGGCAACTGGACGGTGGATCAATGCTCGATCCTCGTGATTGCGCCGACGACCGCGAACGATGATACCAATGGCCGCAACGAAGCCTGGCGCGAGGAAGCGCATGGTCTGATCCGTCAGGTCTGCGCGGATGAGGGCGCGGCGTTTTTCGATCAGTATGCCTTTGCCCGCGACGTGCGGCGTCACATCGTGACGGGGTGGATGGATGCGCCTTATGGTGACGCCCGGAAAATCCATCCGCAGGAGGATTTCAACCTGCTGCTCTGGGGAGCCATTGCCGACATCATCATGCCGCCGGGGCTGGAAGACCTCTTCGGCACGAACGGCTTTGAGAACGTATCTGGCTTCGTCGTGACAGCGACATTAGCTGACGCACCGAACACCTACCGCTTTGGCAAAAGTGTCCTGCGATGCCTCGGGGGCGGCGGCTGGCCACACGATGGCATGGTTGAGACGACTTACCACTCCGACAAAATCGCCCACCAGATTTGCACGGGTTACGCGGACTTTGGCGTGGCGGTGCGTGCCGGATACGACACAACGTGGGGGCCTTGGCGGTATCTCGGCAATTCACCGGACACAGTTGCGACCGCCGCCACCAACTTCACCCAAGGCGGCGGCTCACCAACCGAAAGCATCAGGACGCGCTTGCTGCCGGGCGGAATGGCGCATCTGGGCATGGGATTCGTTTTCACGGGGACGAACGGCGTTCCGGCTGTGACAATCGCGGCTGCAACACCCATTGCGACCATAGCGTCCGGCCATCGGCCGAACCGGGTGATCCGAGGCGTTCCGCTGCAACTCTACCAGGGGACCGCGACGTTTCGCGCGACGCCTGGTTATGCAGACATCGGGACCGATGGCGTTATCACGGTGCGGGACGCCATCCCGGAGACCATCGCGCGCGTCTATATCGGGCCGTTGAGCTACGCCGTCGCATGATCTCGAAGGGCTAGATGATGAAAAATAATCTTGCGGCCTGTCTCGCCATCACGCTCAAACATGAGGGCGGGTTCAGCAATCATCCCGAAGACCCCGGTGGAGCGACGATGAAAGGCGTCACGCTGACGACTTACCGCAAATACAAGCCGAAAGCGACAGTGGCCGATCTTAAGGCCATCACTGATTCTGAATTGCAGATCATCTATCGGAACGGTTATTGGGATATCGCGGGTTGCGACGCCTTGCCTGCCGGTGTCGATTTGGCGGTCTTCGACTACGCGGTGAACTCTGGCGCGGCCAGAGCCAAGAGGGCGCTGGCGGATTGCGCGACGACCGATCCATCCGCCACGATTCGCGCGCTCTGCGAAGAACGATTGTCATTTCTCAAGCGCCTGACGACTTGGGGAACATTCGGACGTGGCTGGACGACGCGCGTGACCGACATTCGCACAAAAGCACTGGCGATGGCGGCTAGGCCGGCAAGCCCGCCCCGCGCTGATCCCGCGCCGATCCCGATAGCGGACTATCCTCCGCCCAACACCCAGCCGGGCTTCATCGCCCGGTTTTTTTCTGCGCTCGTGGCGCGTCTCGCAAACAGGAGTTGACGATGGACGCCACTTCTCTCGGCAACCTCGCCGCTGAATTGGTCACGGCGGGCCTTCCCGCGCTCGCTGGCGCATTGGGCGGGCCGGGGGCCTCTGCCGTCGCCAATGCCATCATCGGCGCTCTGGCTGGCTCGCCCGCGACGCCAGCGCAGCCGCAATCGGCGGATGATGCGGCGAAGGTGATCGCCGCCGATCCCGACGCGGCGCGCGCGGCGCTCGCCTCTCTGGAAATTACGCAGACGGCGGCAACGATGGCGGCGCAGCTTGCGCAGACCGAAAGCCAGCGCGAATCCGCATTCTCATGGGCGTGGCGTCCGGCAATGTCGTGGCTGCTGATGATCCTCTGGACGTGGGCGCTGCTGATCTTGCCGACGCTCAAAGCGCTCGTGGTCCCGGCTTTACAGCCAATCCCGATGGACAATCTCACCGCATTCACGGGCCTCTGGCTGGCGATCTACGGCGGTGGCAATACGCTGATACGGGTGATGGGCAAGAAGGGCTGACGCTCGTGGCGGACAATAAAGAGCGCGAGATCGCCGCGCGCATCATCGGCGAGCATGGTCCGCTGCAATTCACCGATGACGAGGCGGAGGCCCTGCGCTCGATCGCGCAGGCATGGCTCGGCTGGCAGGCGGTGGGGCGGTTCATGACCGCATTTCAGTCGGTCGCCAAATGGATCGGCTGGGCGGTGGCGGCCTATCTGCTGCTGAAGGCGGGCGCCATCGATTGGATTCGGGGGCTACGCTGATGATGCGCGTCGTCAATCTCGTCCCCTGGGCCATCATCGCCGTTCTCGGCGTTCCCGCCGCCCTGCCGGCGAGCCTCTGGCTTAACGTCGAGACGGTCCAGGTCGCCAACGCACGGACCGGCGAAAGCCCGTCAATGGTCGTGCGCCGGACGATCCAGCGCCCCTTCGTCGCTGATTGGGTCGTGTCCGTGCGCCGCAACGGGCCGGATGGGTTCGAGGTCTATTGCACCGGCTATGGGCGATCCGACTACAGCCCCGCCGCCGCGATACCGAAAAATCTGAACCTCGATTGGTGGCTCGGCGGCAAGTCCTGCTATCTGATCCCCGGCGACTATTTCATTGTGACAAATTGGCAGATCAATTTGCCGGCGGGGTTCGACAAGACGGTCTCGGCGGCGTCGAACGTGTTCGAGGTTCGGCCCTGATCTTCGCCTTCGGGCAAGCGCCTCGCCGGCGTAACCGGCGTTTCCTCCCAGACTTGGCCCGCTGCTCCGAAAGGGGTGGCGGGCCTTTTTTCGTTGTCTGCAAAGAAGGCCAGTCAGCAGGCCGGTAGCCTTCAGTATAGGCGGTTAGGAGCCGGATCATGCGCGGGGGCGGGTTCCTCGATGTAGCCACCCCCGGCGACATTTCGATGCGCCTGATTGACATGGGGTCGGTATCGAGCATCCGCGCCATGTCGGCGACCGATAGGCCCAGGCTCTTCCGGGCCGCGCGGATTTCTTCATGGGTCATTGACGGGCATTCTCATCGTGTGCATGATCCTGATGCCCGCTGCGCGATCTCTGAAAAGGCGCATCGGCGGGTTGGGGACACCCTATTGTATCTAGTCGCGCGTCCCATCGGGGCGGGCTGACAAGGGCGTCTGTCCGACAAATAAAAGCCCCGCTCCGGCGGGGCTGATTTGTTTTCAAGCCTCGACTACGAGGCCGTGGATTCGGGCGAAAGCCAGACCTTGCCGGATAAATTCATCACCTGCGTCCCAACCGGACTTTTTGTTCGCAACGTCCATGAAATTCGCCGCATGGATCGCAGCCGCAGTTGTATTAGGGTAGGGGGTCCCTTTGTCGTCAGCATATTCGCGCAGGCGTTCGGCGGTCTTGGCGAAATCGACATTCATGGCCTTGTTCCTTTCGGCGAGGGCGCATTGCCTCAATGACAAACACATAGTATGTCCAGTTGGACATGGCGTCAAGCGCAAATTGCTAGCGTCACGGCCCCGCCAGTTTCGCCAGCAGCCCCGCAAGAACCAGCAGGACGGCTATAGCGAGGCGGAGAGGCCAGCCGGGGCGCGTGAAGGTCATCCTGGCTGGACAGTTATGATGCGATCAGGCGAAACCTTTTCGGCCAGTTCGGAGAGCGCATCGACGCGCTCATGCTGATCGGTATTCATCTTGGGGACGGCCATCTGCGGGCCGTATCGGTCATCCCATGTTTGCCGCCAGACCGCGAAGTTTTCAGTCGTGACCTGCTCGGCCTCGTCAATCGCGTCCTGTAGGGATGGGTACATGACCAGAAGCACCGGCACCGCCTCACGACAGACGCGCGGCAATTGGTGGGTGTAAAGGCTTTCACCTGTCATCCAGTTCAGGACTTCATAGACGCCGCCGATGTCGCCCATAAGGCGACCTGTCGCGCATGACATCACGTCCCGCGTATCGAACAATTTGGTTTCCACATCTCTCTCCATTTCAGCCGGGGCGGTAGGGGCGCATCACTTTGCTACCGCTGACCGAACGGCTGCGTCCTTGGCTTCGAGTAGTTTGCGCAAAGCAACTGTGCGCTCGGGGTTTCTCGGCAGCGTCTGTTCGATGTTGTCAGCCATTTCGCCAAACGGGCGGCTGATCTTTTGCAGGTGTTCGGGCAGGTGCTGCCATGCAAAAAACTGCATAATATGGTCGCGCTGTTCCATCTGATTACTCCATCATTTTTGTGAGGGTGCATCCCTCGGTATCACACCAGAAGCGGATGTGATTGCGTGGCCCGGCCAGACGGCCTTGCATGGTTTCGTTGCCGCATTTCGGGCATTTCGCCTTGGCTGAACGGATGCCCTTGCGGACCATGACCTCCTTGAGTTTCATGGCCGTGTGGATGTCAGCAACGGCGTCCTTCATCCAGTCCGCGCCCATCTCACTTCCCTTCCGGAATGGCGTCAAGGATGGCGGAGGCGCACCTATCGTCACATTCTGCCGCAATCCCCGCCGCCTTCCGCATCCCTTCGGCCTCTGCGGTGGCAAGGGCGGCTTCGGC